ATATATTGTAGCATCTCTTGCCCAGCCTTGTGAGTTTCCAGCAACGGTTCCTGCACAGTGACAGCCATGATTATTATCACTAGCATCAGTAGAATTTGTATACGAACCAGATCGATCATAAGTGTATGTTCCATTTGAGCCGCCAGTTACAGCACTAGTTAATGAAAACCAATTGAATTGATTGATTCTTGATCCACCAGATCCATCTGAATTCACTGCAAACTCTGGATGGGCTGGATCAATATGTCCGTCTACAATAACAACATCAACGTTTTTACCAGAAGCTGTAATTGTTAAGTCTGTAGTAATAAGCGAAGTACCATTAGCACCCCAATTAGATCTGTTTACTTCTTCACTGTGCCTTAGTAATCCCCAGTTAACATCGCTAGCATCGTCAGTCCAGCTTTTATCAAACTCACCATTGGTTATTGTATAACCGTGTGGTTGTGTTGTTAATTCAATAAGTTCTGCTAAATCACAATCCCAAACTCGATCATCTGATTTGAGTAATTCTACTTCGTCATTAGTTAACATATAGTGCGTGTTGCGACTAATAAGTCTTCTGTTTGTTAATTCAACTGCACGGTCCGGAATAAACAAATTGCCACCAGGAGTTTCCATATCGTCATAAAAACTTTGAAGATCTTCTTTTCTATGAAGAGTGACAATCCATTCCTGTAACATTAATTAATACTCCAATTGAAGTACTGATAAAGTTACTGTAATTGCAGCGGTAGAACCAGACTTATTTTTAAGTCTAATGGGAATATTTGAAGTAACAGTAGACTCAGCATTATACCCAAATACTCCTGGCGAGACCATTACAGTTTGTGCTCCTGTAGTAATAACTTCAGCAATTACGCCAGCATCTGGTGCAGGATCAGTAAGTTCAGTTCGAGAAGAGTCAGCTGTTCTCGACGATTGATTTGCATAGATTCTTACCCATGCTGCATGTGAAGTAGTAATTGAAATTAATGCATAAGATTTAAATCCAGTAATGTTATAATTGCCACTTACATTGTTTGCTATTGAAGAAGTTGTGTAACTTACATTACCTCTTGTGCTGTTAGTAATTGTAATAGTTTTAGTTCCGCCAGTACCACTAGCTGTAACACCTGAGCCTACAAAGTTTAATGTTGTAGCGGCCGCAGACAATGACGAACCTTCGTCTTGAACTGTAATAGAACTGCCACCACCACCACCACTTGCGAGGTCTATCCAGGCGTTGTTTTCATATCCTTGAAATTTATTTGTAGTGGTATTGTATATAGTATCACCATTTGCTGGAGTAAGTGCGTCACGTTGTGCAGTTGTACAGTTTGAAAATCTAAAAGTATTTTGACCTGTCATCTTTATCTTGCCGCCAAGTTCGATAGTGCCAGCATCAATATCAATCAAGCCGTTGCTTTTCACTTTTATTTTGTATAAATCTACATCGTAGTGTTGTACTTTAGATACTGCCATAGTTCCTCCAATAGTTGTGTTAGGACAATCCTTAGAACTGTCCTAACTGATACTAAAATTAATTATTATGCGGCTGTAAAATCATCAGCATTTGTGCCAGCGTCATCATCGCCAGCTTCTTCGACTTGTGCTGCGCCATCTGATGTTGATACTGTAAAGTTCCACGGAACACTTTTTCCATCATATATATCGCCGCCACCGACACCGCTCTCTTTGACTAATGTTGCTTTTCTACCAGTGATTTTAGAAGCCTGGTATGTTTCATCATCATCCATCATAAATGTAATCATCATTTCACCTGTTGATAAAGCAGATGATAATTTGCCAGTAGTTAGTGTACAAAGATGAGTAGTATCTGCAGCACCTGCTTCTGAACATAAGAATGTTTTTGATCCTTTTTGTCTTACAATAAATCCTTGAACAACGGCTGTGCCGTTATAAAAATCAACCTTAATTTCGTTGCCCGAGGCTGTTGCTCCTGTATCAGCAGAGCCGAATAATCTTTTGTTTAGTGGTCTTCCCATTTTTTTTCTCCTATAAAAGTAGTCCTATCCGGGTTCTATCCGGTACGCTGTTGGGACAGCATAAGTCCGCCTTGCGGCACACTATCTGACGTATATATTTATCAAATACAAAAAAAGGTCCTGCCACATCAGTGGGCAGAACCTTCCTTAATTAATATTGATAGGAAGGAATTACTTATTACCTTCAACCGGGCACAAGTAGACTCGTGCAATTAACCCGGAACATGTATGCAGTCGCTAAACCAATCCGCTAAGATTCTTCTACATTACCTTGATGCCGTCTACCGACATCGCTTCAGTCACCATCTAAGTTAAACCGTCGCCTAACTTATGTACTTAATATAGCAAACTTATATGGGGTTGTCAATCGGTTTTTTTTAAAAAAGTCAAGAAAATAGGCGCCGCAGCGCCTATTTTGTAATATAAAATATAACTTAGCTAAAAGTTAAGCTATTTGAAGTAACTCCGACTAGACCTAAGTAGTCAGCAGCATTGCCAAGAGAGCTAGCTGCGTTAGTTAGTTCTACATAACCATAACGAGTCATGAAGCTAACAACTGGCTCAAATGTTGCTGGATCTAGCACAACACCGGAGCTCATTAGCGGAATGTATGGGCAATAAAATGCTGCGGCATCAGATTCAGTTGAACCTTTATAGCCAACTAGAACATTATCGCTAGAAGCATATGTGTTAACATATACTTTCATTGCATTGTTCAATGTACCAACTAGTTTTGTGTTAGTTGGTGCTTCGAATGTACCTTCTGTTGTACGTGCAAACGCCGAAGTAGTTGCACTTTGTAGGATAGTTAGTACAGTTGGTGAAACAACTGCCCAGTTACCTGCGCCTCTACGTGTACGCTGTGCAATTAGGTTTGATACTCTGTTGATAGTAACAGCTAGTGCAGCATGTTCGTCACCAACAAAAGTAGCAGTACCAGACACAGATGTTTGGTCGTATGTTTGTACAGCAGAACCAGCTAGTGTGGTTAAGCTACTAATTACTTCTTGATCAATTTCAGAAGTAATTTCTTGAGCAAGAGCAGCCATAATTTCTGCTTCTACATCAATGCCATGCTGCGATTGAGCATCTTGTGCAGATTCAAAAGTCCAGCGAGCGGATAGCTTGCGTGATTTTGCTTCTACAGTTTGCTTCAAGATCTGGATGCTTAGTCTGTTACCAGCTGTACCTTCCATGGATCCTGTTGAAGCTGCTTTATCAGTTGCAGCAGCACCTGAGTAACCTTCGGCAATTTTGAATGGGCTTAATGCTTCTTCGCCTGCAGTTACATCTGTTCCACTAGTTGAGTCAAACGTATCTGCATAACGCACTCTCAATGTGTGGATTTGACCGACTGGGCCGGTCATTGGTTGTACACCAACTAGTTCATTTGCAATGACAGTTGGCATTACACGTCTGATCACTGGTAGGATCACACGGTTAAGTGTCGCGACGTTACCCGCAGAAGTAGCACCAGCAGTTGCACTCTCTGACAAATACTTGCGTGTATTTTCAAGAGTAGTGTCCATTACTGCCTTTTTGTTGCCTCCGAGGCCCTCGAGCAGAGCACCTTTAGTCTCTGTCCAGCGACTTTCTAGTAGTTCTGACATAATTATCTCCTTATTATAATCCAGCTAGACGTTTAATGTCAACGACATTATGATCTGCTACTGGTTTGATTGAACTATTATTTCTATTGCCTGTTATTTCTTTTGCCTCGGTTATTTGTGCCTTCTGCTTTGCTGGACTATGACCATCAATTACTGACGGTAGGTATTTGTCAAATTGTCGACGTAGTCTACTAGTTTGTACCGACTCCAGTAAGTCATTCATGATTCCTCGTTGATCTCTGCTTAATGGCGTAGTCAACTCGTTCATAATAGCTATACGTTCTTTGGATTCAAGCAAACGCTTTACTTCAGCGTCTTTTGATTCTGCTATAGTTTTAGCTTTTACTGCAAGTGTTTTTGCATCAGCAAGTTGTTTATCTTTAGCTTCAAGAACTTTTAACAATTTTTTGGTTTCAGACGATTCACTAAGATGTGAATTTAAATATTCTGAAGAAAATGCTTCAAATATTTTACGACCGAAATCATTTTTACGTGCTACTTCAATATCTTCTTTGAGTTGGCTAATTTCAGATGTTAATCCGTTGTTAACTGTTCTCTCAACTGCTTTTGCACTTCTTTCAACAAAAGTTTTCTTAATTTTGTTGAAGTGAACTTTAGCTTCACGTACTAAACGTACTTTTGTTTCAGCTAAGTCTTTCTTATCTTCTTGGAATTCTGCAATTTCGTTTGCAAGTTGATCTACAATAAATTCTTCTAAAATGGTAAATTTATTTGCCATTTCTTTTTGATCTTCATGTAGGTCTGAAATTTCTTTAACAAGAGTATTGCTAACAAATGTCTTTAAAAGATTAGAATTTTCTCTCATAGCTTTAACATATTTTGTTTTAGCTTCCGAAAGTTGTAATCTATCTTCGTGGAATTCTGTCATTTCTTCTGATAGCTTTTCGCGTATCATTGAATCAATTGCTTCAACCATAACACCTTTATCGTGTTCGTACTTTGAAGCAAATTCTTCTCTTAGTTCTGATGCAACACTAAGACGATTTTCTTTTATCTTAGTATCCCATGCTTCTTGTATTTCAGATTTCATTTGCTCTGTAATTGCTTCACTCTCTAAAAGGGATTTTATTGGGTCCATATTATTCTCCTTTATTGGAGCCTGCTTATTATATTTAATAAGCTCTCTGCAATATATTTCTGTGCCTTTTTGTCGCCTGTTACTTCTTTACTTGTAATAAATGCCTTATATCCACCTTTTTCATTCATTAGGTGTTCATATATTGGTGTTGGATAAGCACCTGGTGCGCTAGGTTGAGCTACAACATCCACCGTGATTATCTCAAATTCGCTTACTTCGCCATTGCCGCTTTCGCTAACATTGCCGGAGCCTCTTGATGAGACACCTAGTTTAACTTGTGCTTCAAGCATTGTTTTAACTAGTTGTCCCATCGGAGTAGGTAATATTTTTAATTTACCGTAACCATTTGCACCGTCCATCCACATTTCTGTAACCATATGGCATACACGGTCAATGTTAATGTTAAGTCCTTCAGGATGATCTACTTCACCAAGAACTGAATAACCACCAGCAATTTGTTCATTGAGTGTGGTGACAGCCCTACTAATTTCATTTACGGGATATACACGCTGATTTGCGTTGCGTACTCCGCCTTGAATACAAATGCCTTTCATATAAAGATCTTTGCCTTCGTTAGCAGACTCAACAACAATTTTAGCCTGGTCGAAACTCATATGTTCACGTAAATAGCTCATCCGTAATTCCTTAACTTATTTGCCGCTTCGAGTCAATGACTTTTTATCTGCAGCATTCTCTGGCTTGCCCTTTTTCTCAGCGCCGTGACCAGGTTCGTTTTTCATGCCTTTTTTGGCACTCATGCCGCCGGGCTTATTTCTATTGCCTGCGTCATCCACTTTTGGGCCAGCAGCCTTACCGCCTGCTTCGGTTGCACCTTTAGCAATATTTGCTGATGTTCCGCCCATATTATTTGGCTTTGCTACTATGCTTTTTGAATTTGCGCCGTTATCGCCACCAGATGGTGCAGATATTTTTTCAACATATTCACGCATTTGCTCAGTTGCTGATTTAGCAACTTCGTCAACTTCCTCTTCTGATTCGTCAACTTCTTCGTCAGACTCTTCAAATGCATACGACTCTTCAGTTTCGTCATCGTCATCCATGTCGTCATCGCCCATGTCATCCATGTCGTCATCGCCCATGTCATCCATGTCGTCATCGCCCATGTCATCATCGCCCATGTCGTCATCGTCGCCCATCATAGCTTCAAATTCTTGTTGTAATTCAGCTAGTGCGTCTTCTAAGTCAACTACACGATCTTCTATTTCTTCATCGTCGCCCATGTCATCCATGTCGTCGCCCATGCCATCCATGTCGTCGCCCATGCCATCCATGTCGTCGCCGTCTTCAATGTCTGACATCATGTCATCAGTTGGATCGCCGCCCATGTCATCGTCTACTTCGTCAAGACCAAACATTTCGTCTAAATCGTCTTCAGATGATTCGTCTAAATCGTCATCGGATGATTCGTCTAAATCGTCTTCTGATTCGTCTAAATCATCTTCTGATTCGTCTAAATCGTCTTCGGATGATTCGTCAACTTCTTCATCTTCGTCAACTTCTTCTTCAGATTCAATAATGTCTTGGTAAATTTCTCTTGATTTTGCTACAACTATTTCGTGAAATAGTTCTTCTGCGCCTGAACGGTCTTCGTTAATTAGACGTTCTAGCATTTCTTCAAATTTATTTTGATCAGTCATGTTTTTCTCCTTTAAATGTACTTCAAGGCTGTCAGTTATATTTACACGTTATAGTAAAAACTATACTATAATAGGTTCAAAAC